ATTCTTGCAGTTCCATTAACATCAAGTTTATATCCTGCATCGGTTGTAGTTCCGATTGCTACATTTCCATTTGAAAAAATTGATAACCTTGCATTATTATTTGTACCAAGATATACTGGATTCGAGCCGTTAGTTCCAATTAATAATCCAGTAGTTTGATTGCCTTGACCGATAATCATTCCATAACCAGCATCATTACTTTTCCCTGATATATTTGTAAAATAATTATTACTAGCATGAGATGCACCTGTTACGAAAATAGATAAAAAGTTATTAACCCAATTTGTAGATGATGAATTGGAAAGTATAAATCCTATTCTTGTTGTAGCTATATTAGAGTTAAAAAAGGCAGCATTAGAAAAATCAGTTGTGGTTATATCATTAACTGAAATTAATTTAGTTTGTGCAGTTCCTGGTATATTAGAGCCTATTTGAAAAGCACTATTAGGTGTATTCGTTCCAACTCCTAATCTACCATTGGCATTATCCCAAAATAAGTTACTACTACCTGTCAAACTTCTTGTTGCATTCCAATAACCAACTTGCCCACTTGTTCCGCTTCCTGTTGTATATGGAGTTAACATTGTTGCAGTATCTCCTGCTCCTATTTTATTATTAAATGTAGTCCAATCAGTTGTAGATAATACACCTCTATTTGTAGCTGATGCAGTAGGTAAATTAAATGTATGTGTATCAGTTGCTGAACTAATTGCAAAATCAGTTCCGCTTGTTCCTGTTGCAAAATATTGTACTTGTGAAGTCAAACCATTTAAAGCATTTAAACCTGTTGAAAAGGTTGTAACAACTTCAGAAAGATTGCCATTCTCGGTATGCAATGTTATAGTTCTTCCACCTGTAATTACATAAATACGAATCGCTAATCTATCAGTAACAAGTAATGTAGTTTGTGGAACTGATATACTTGTAAAATATTGGTCAACTGTTGTTCCATTGGTAATTCCTTCAGGATTTGCTGAACCACTTGCAACAAGAGTAAATACATTTGAAGAACTTACTTTGTAAATTTCACCATAAAATTCAGGGCTGCCACCACTTGCACTTGATGCAAAATAAAATTCTAAATTCCAATTTCCTGCTGGAATATTCAAAAGTGAAGGGTCTCCTGCATCAGTTATAAATGAAGCGATATATCCATTTCCTTGTCCGTTTGTTCTTGTGAAATTTGTTCCTGCTCCAAGAACAGGTGTTTTACTCATTTGATAATAAATATTACCTCCAAAAGTTCCTTGATTAATACTACCATTCAAATAATAATTAACCGATGAACCGCCACCAACATTGCTCGGAAAGTTTGCAAGTTGCCCATCACCTCTTACATATTGACTTGATGTTCCTGCTCCTGTTACTGCCAAAGTTCCATTACTTGTCAATGGTGAATTAGCTACACTAAAAGCAGAAGGCATAGACAAACCTACACTTTTTAATCTTGAATAATTTGAAAGCATTGTTGCAGTATCTGAAATATTCAACTTTAAATTTATTCTATTACTTAAAGCAGTTGTATCAGTTCCAACAACCTTCCACTTTGTTCCATCAGCAATATAAAACACACCATTCAAAACTGCAATGCTTCTTGCAGCTTTGTTTCTAATTGTGTCGCTTGGATGAATAGATACACTATCCGACTTCAATCTATCGGCAGCGAATCCATAACCATTGAACTTTGTATATTGTTGAGCATTTACTTTTAAAGCAAATAAACTAACTATTAGTAGGCATATTACACGCATCATAATCTGAAATTGTATTTATGTTTATTGTTAAATTAACTCCTGCCAAATAATCTTCAAACTTGTCGCTGATGACATTATAAGCAATATTGGTATCAACTAAATAAGTTTTGGAATTGCTTCCTGTTCTTAATGTGCTTACAATATCAGCAGCAATTTGAATCTGATCACTTGTAACATCTGCTTCAAATTCATTTTCCATTCCTGCTTTATCCAAGAACCAAAATGAAACATTGTAAACTTGCTCTCTACCAATGTTCAAACTTCCTGAATTAATCATGAAGCAACATAATGGAAACTCTGGTTGATTAGTTGCGAACAACCAATCTTGCGGAGTTGCAAACTTTACTTCCTTTATCATCGCATTGCTTTGAAGTAGAGTTGTTATTGTCTTTTTTAATTGGTTGTAGGTCATTGAATTTCTGTTTTACTTTATCTACAAACTCACGCTTATAGCTTCTTTTTTGCATATTATCTATATATGAATGTGAATGTTTCACCAACTTGAAATACATCGCCTGTTGGAGCATATATCACTCCATTGCTTACTTGCAAGTAATTCAAATCAGATACAGTTGTATTGCTTCTTATTTTTGTTAATCCGTTTCTTGTTACACTTATCAAAGTTCTACCTACCAAAGCAAGAATACTAAATTGTAAAGTATCTCCGCTTCCTGTTATTACATAGCTTGTTTCAGTTGGGGTAACACCATTCATTCCACCGCTTATTATTCTATTATCTCTATCTTCTCTGCTTCTGCCTAAATAGATTGGTGATGTGTAACCTTTATTAACAGGGAATATTGTATCAACTCCTGTTCCTGGATTTAGGTAAAAGAAAAATAATTCATAGTTCTCTTTTAAATAATCAATCAATCTTTGTTTGTAGAATTCACCATTACTGATATATTTTCTTTCTAACAATTCCAATTGCCCTTTGCTTGGTGCATTGCTTTCTTCAGAAGTTTTCTGCAAAACTCCTTTGCTAAAGAATTGATATGAAGTCATTGTTACAAGTTCTCCAATAGTAAACCAAACCAAAGAATCAGTTACATAATTATTCAACAATACTTTCTCATCATTGGTTAAATCATTTGCTTCAATTCCTTCTTGTAATCTATTATACAAACCACTACCCAATGCAGGAAGGATATATTTATCTTGTGCTAACTTAATAGCAGGTTTAATCTGTTTGCCATCAATAGCATCACTTATAGCAACTCTGCTTTTGATTAAAGTTTCGTTAATGAAAAGAATGTTTAAACTCATTTATTTTCTTTTTAAAATTAATACTTTCCATTCATGTCTGCAAAATGGTCTATGCTCATTCGTTCCTGGCAATGTATACCAACCACCCCTTCTGTCCCAAACACTATATCCTAATCTCATGCTGATGTTTTCAATGTCACTTCTGCTCCAAACTTTACGCTTTGCAATGTCTAACATTCTTGCACAAAATGGTCTGTTCTTTGCATCTTCAGGACCTGCATAAGTATATCTTATAACTATATCTCCGCTCTTACTTTTATTGCCACCCTTTATTTCATCTAATGGCTTTGCCAATGTTCTATCTGATTCAGTTACATTAATCAAATTATCAGCAACTAATTTGCTTACAATTGTTGTAACTTCTTCAACAGGCATCTTCAAAACTTTAGCAATGACTTCATCTGTTATTCTTTTGTCTTTGCTCATTAAGTCAAGTATATTCGCTTCAGTTGTGCTTAATGAATCAACTGCGAACTTAAAAAATGAACTTGCAGAATGATTGTCTATTTCATTGTATTGCATTTTATCTTCGCCACAATTTGAAAATTCTTGCAACAATACATCATCTTGCAATGCAGCAAATTCATTCTTTGGATCATCATCTATTCCTAAAAAAGTATTCACATCATCATCATTAAAACCAAATCCACTCTTTAACATCAATGATGCTTGGTTCTTATTTAATTTGCCCGAACTAAATTGTCTAACAATTCGCATCACTCCTTGATATTGTCTGCCTGATAGATTCTTAATGCTATCATTTGCACCCATTGGAGTTGGTGTTGTACTTGTTGGCAATGCTGCATTTTCTTCTGACTTCAATCCTAACTTTTCTCTTATCTCTGCTCTTGTCATATTTGCTGCAAGAATATTTTCGCTAAACTCAAAACTCAATGGTTCAACTGGAACTATTTTCCATTCACCTTCTATTCCTGCTTCGTTCATTAATTTAGAGAATACAACTTCCAAATCTTGTTGTCTTGCATTAACGTAGGTATTGTTGAAGATAGTATAGCTATCTCTTAATTCATTTCTACTGAATACTGAAGTTGCAGGAATACCAAATAACTGACTTGAAGTAATCTGATGAGCAGCGAATATCTCTTGTTGAATTAAACTATTTACATTCGTAAAATCTTCTTTTGTCAAAGATGTTTCACCTAAATTCTGTATATCAACTGCATTCTCTTTTGATGGATTGAAACTAATTACAAACCTATCTCCATCATGACTGCCAAACTTCTTTTTTATATCTGCTTCAACTTCCCCTTGTTCTTCTTCTTGTGGCAATCCATTATTGAAGTTAATTAATTTAGTTGCAACAAAGTTGTGCTTTGCATTGCCTAACAAATGTCTGCTTACCTGTATATCACTTTCAATGTAGTTTAAGCCTTGAAAATAAGAAGGTAATGGGTAAACTTCACTCTTTGGATTATACTGCTTTACATAAAGGATTTGACTGCCAACTCTATCATTCAAATTGAATGCAGGATAAACTCGCATCTTTTCTTTGAATTGAGATTTGTCCCAATCATTCTTTACATAGAATGTTTGTAAATCTTTTGAAACCCTAACATTCTGAAAAGGCAAATGATAAACATCTGCAATATTGCCCAAAGTATTATAGATGATTTGCAAATAATAACCACCAGATCGGA